TCTCTATATACATAAATGATACCTCTCCTCATTGGAGCCGCTCTAATGTACGCCTTCTTCAACGCACCTTCCGAACAGGTATCAGGGTCTAAGAATTTCCATCTTTCCGATGGTGCATCAGCGTCTATGTATAAACTCATGAAGGAACAGGGTATGTCTGACGAAAACCTTAAACGTTTCGTCATCATGGAAGATTACCTTTTGGAGTTGGAAAGGGTGTCTGTATGTACAGGTATCCCCCGACTTGGTGAAGCGACAAGTATGTCTCAGCAAATCAAAGACTATTTCATGGGCTACGACTTTTCCTACCATACCGCTCATCTCAAGCAGGTGGCCGAACCCAACAAATCTATAAACAAATTCGTTTCCTGTTAAATCATCCGTTCACGCTTAGCCTTGACGATTGGTTTGGGGCTAGCCTTTTTCGTATTCTTTTTATTATTCAACCACGCCTTCTTGTACTTGACCAGTTTCGCACCAGTCGGTTTATGTACCATGATGTAGTTGAGTGCATTATTTTTGTAGGTTGAAACCATATTGCGAGGTATACCGTTAACATTCAACGTCTTCATGATCATCTTTTTTTTGAGGTCGCGTTTACGTTGATTTTTCCAGTTTTCGACGAGTTTCTTTTTGGCTTGGTCAACATTCTTTTTGAATGGAACACCCGCCCTATTACCACTGGATAGCTTATTGAGACGTGTTTTCATTTCACGGACATCGTTGTTCAACGAAGGCATTACATTCTTGTATTGACCCAACCAACGTTTTCCGTACAACTTCACGATATCTTTACGAATAGAATTCTCATCCAGACCCCTCTTTTTAAGAACGGTCATGTTAGGCTTCTTAGGCGACACCGTCTTCGGTGTCGGTGTCGGCGTCGCCTTCACTTTGGTTTTGGCATTTTCGAGTATTTTTTGAACCTTTTCAATTTTATTACAGATAACATCTCTCGTATCTTTCGTATTGACATCAATCTTCATGATTGTAGCAGTGTTTAAGAGTTCTGATTTCTTCATTTGTCGACAGATCTTCTTACCGATCCGGAAATTTGTGTTTGATTTGTTACCTGTTTTATTCAATATTTTTTCACAGATTTCATCCTTCTTTGCGACACGGAAGAATCCATCTTCTCCCTGTACTCTGAAATTAACTACACCCATACGACGTGCAAGATTGATGAGTTCGGGCTTCTTCATGCGTAAACATGTTTTGGCATTGAGGAGTCTCTTCGTGTACTTTCTTTTAGGTGGGGGTGTAACTTTCGCCTTCGCCTTCGCCTTTGGTTTAGACTTGGTCCGAGCCTTTACCCCTTCATCGAATCTACCAGTTACTTGAACCTGACCATCACTGTTTAAATTTTCAACCAACGTCTTACCGATCTGATAAGCCTTCAACAAATCCGCGGGGTTTTTCGCTCCCGATATTTGGATGTTTCCAGACGTAGTGACTATAAACTTTGCGTCATTCATATAGATGTATAAGAATGGTGAAAGCTCTGGTTCATACGAAGCAGTCGTGATACCATACATTCTAGCACGTTGACTGATGTACACGAGACTTTTAAAGACACCGTTTACCCTAAACTGACCACTCAGATTATTGTAGGTGAAAGGATTGTAGAAAAATGGTTGACGATCCGTATACGTATTAACGACATAACGACGGATGAGTTCGGGTTGATTGGCGATATTCGTACCAAGGAAACCACCTGAAAACCTAATTTTTCCATTTTTGTAGATATTAACAGTCACTCCCTTACTTTCACCAAAGTCGTTGGACAGTGACATTTTAAACTGTGCCGTAAAAAACGCGATATTGATATTACCCTTGGGACCCGCTTCACGAGTATGGGAAAATCCTTCACGCATAGATCCATACCAACCTTTGATCTCTGTCGTGTCTAAATAAAGACCTTCGCCGATAGCTGTTTTTGGGAGGGGGGTTTTCATCAATATCTTTTTTATATCGATGATGGCATCCTTCTGACCGAATCCGGAATCTACTGTTGCGTTGAACATACCAGGATTGAGTTTAGTCATCTCGAGTGTCGTAATGTCACTCGATGCCAATAATTGACGAATATTATTGTTCGTCAAACCCCCAAACTCATTGTTTTCAAATTCTCTGAAAGCTCCTTCGTAGGACTGGTTATTGACCATATTCTTCTGAAGAAGTTGGGGGACTCGTACATCTCTAGGGAGTACGGTACGTTCACGCTCTTTTCGGAGCATGTTCTCTTCGAGTTCTCGTGCAAAATTATTGTCCGAGTTCGAGTTCGATCGTTGAATCTCGACACCAGACTGACGGACAAATTCTTTTATCCTCTGGCTCATAGTAATAGATGATGATATTTTTTTTTAGTATCCATTGGTTAATATTTCTTCATTTTCATCAATGACATCTACACCATAAAACACTGGTTGCTTTCGGTACGAGCGACCCTTGTATGTAACTGCTTCTTCACGTACTTCGATGCCATATGAACTGAAGGGTCCAGCGTAAGCATCTGGATTGAAGCGTGGCTTTCCCATATTGAGAGTCTGCGTACAATGTAAAGTGTATGCTGGAGTAAACACTGACTGGGGTACGAATAATTTGAGGTCTCGATCAACTGCACTACTCTCGAGGAAGTTTGTCAGGGAACTTGTCACCATCGCGACTTGTTTTTGAATCTTCTTGAAGTACGCGGGAACAACCGCCCATGCGTCTCGATCGGCATATTTCTGACCATACTCGACATAGGCACGTACACATTTGAGTAGAATTGCTGGGATCTCCTTGGCGAGTTTGTTGGTGAGGCGTGGGTCAGCATCATGATCCTTTACTTGCTTGGGGAAGTCGAAGACCAACAGACGTCTCAAAATAGATCCGGATGCATCTTTATAATCTGGGAGTTCGTTACCGGCCATGCAGCCAGGTGTAGTCCATTTAATCGATTTAGGTTTCTCATGTTTAATCGCGACGCTAACATCTTCACCACTGATGATAGATTGTAGTTCAGCTTGGTTGAGACTCATATTATTCTTACACTCGGGTGCGATGAACATGAAACCATCGTAGATACCGGAAAGACCAAACTGTTTTTCTGAGTTTGAACTCAACGTTTTGACATCCTCAGCCTCGTAAAACCTCTGAAATACGTTCGTCAATAATGTAGACTTACCGGTTCTCGCCACACCCTTACAGTACATAGCAATCTGCCAACCATCAAGGTCGTTTACATCGAAACAAAGTCTGCCCCCCATTACATACATCCATCTAGATACATCCTTATCAAATCCCTGATAGTCCAGGATACTCTGGAAATATGGTGTTGGAATATCCCACCAATCTTCTAGGTGATCGTAACTTTCGAACATCTGATCAAAGTATTTACAGCTTACGATCGTGGGGTCGAGACATTTATACTCTTTACTTTCGTAACTATAGAAGTTAGATCTGAACTTACCAGTGGCCGGGACCCGTTCTTTAGCTATGTCTTTACCTATGAAGATACCATTTTTGAAACTCCAGACATGGCGGTTTTTGGAGATTTCAGGGAACTGCATATCGTGACATTTCGATACGAAACGAATGACGTCGTTAATCGTATTACCACGGGATGTTAAGTTTTCCCAGTTCGCACGATTCGTTTCCTTTTGGGAAAACATGAACACTTCAGTTTCGATTGATCGGTTTGGTTTCCACGCACGTGTTGTATACCCATCCGGTGTAATTATTTGGGTACAGCAATACCCCTTATACCGTCGAATGTTGTTGGTGTATGTATGGTTGAGGAAAGAAATAAGGGACTGTTGATAAGGGGATAATGTATCAAGTGCGGTAGTGTTACATCTATATAATACCGGGTCACATTCCGTGTTCAAGGGTTGACACGTGGGATTATTAATTCTTTCGTAGATTCTCGCATGTCTGAAAACAATTTGGAACGCGTCATCCACTTGTTCGATCAGTCTATTGATTCTAAACGAAACGTTCAGGCCATCGTCATTGGGTTCGTAATCAGAAATTTCCAGGGCGGTCGCTCGATGAAACATCTGACCCATCAACGAGATGACTCGGCGATGAGAAGAAGCAGTATGTTCCATGTCGACACGGAATGGTTTACCCGTTACTGGGTTGATTTCTTCGGGTCTAAAAAAACGTTTGTATCCCAACTCTGACGGGATCGATGTATTATTTTTGATGCCCATATCCCATTCCTTTTCCTGTTGTTCAAGAAGTTTGAGGAGTTCATCAGAATTGATGGACTGGACTTTATTTTTTATAATCTCCATATTCGATTGAAGTTCGTCGGCATCTTCGGATATGTAGTGGGTTGCCATGCCTCGATTTACTAATACTCGCATCTATTTTTTAAGCTAACTTTCCAAGCATCTTTATCAGGATTTTGTTTTGCATCTGCATCTGCTGTACCAAACCAACAAGGGCACTACAAACTGTATCACCTTCGGGGGTTGTGAGGATATCGACCAAGTCGATACCAGCATCTTCATCTATGAACATCTCTTCCTCTTCCTCCTCTTCCTCTTCTTCCTCCTCTTCCTCCTCTTGGGGAATTTCCCCTTCTTCGATTTCGTCGGTGTCGGTGATCATTTGTGTTATACAAAGAAAAGACCAATGTCCATTTTTCGCGACGTGCGGTATCAGGACAAATTAAAATGTTACTATATAATACAAAACTCTCATAATGGCCGGTGGTCTCATGCAACTCGTAGCTTACGGCGCCCAAGACGTCTACCTGACGGGTAACCCCAAGGTAACTTTCTTCCAGGCTGTCTACAAACGCCACACCAACTTCGCGATGGAGAACATCGAACAAACCACTAACGGTAACCCCTCCAACAACGGCCGCATCTCCGTGACTGTCGCCCGTAACGGTGATCTCATCGGTGACATGTACGTTGAATTGACCTCCAAGGTCACCGGGACGAAGTCTGCCGACGCCATCGACTGCAACTGGGTCGCCGAGCGTGCGATCAAGACTGCTGAACTGTCCATCGGTGGTCAGCGCATTGACAAGCACTACCAGAGATGGTGGCGCATGTACTCCGAGCTTTACTTGGATGAGTCCAAGAAAGCTAACTGGGGTAAGATGACCTCGGGTAAGGGCCAAGTGTTCCTCCCCCTGATCTTCTTCTTCAACCGCAACCCCGGTTTGTTCCTCCCCTTGATCGCTCTCCAGTACCACGAAGTCCGAATCGATTTCGATTTGACCAGTGAGTTCGAGGATTACTTCAATCTGAACACCTTCAAGGTCTGGGGTAACTACGTGTACCTGGACACCGAGGAGCGTCGCCGCTTCGCCCAGAAGGGTCACGAATACCTGATCGAGCAGGTCCAGCACACTGGTGTTGACTCCGTGACCGCGGGTGAGACCAAGCAGGTCCGCCTTTCGTACAACCACCCCATCAAGGAGCTCGTGTGGGCCGTCGCCCCCGCTTCCTCCGCGAACGCCAAACTGTGGAACTTCACCTCCAACGTTGGTGCCGCCGATGTTGTGCTCGAGTCCGACCCCACGGACCCTAACCTGTCCAACTGCTATGTGCCCATCACCCAGGCGTGTGGTGTCCCCCTGTTCTCCTCCGAAGGATCCCTCCGCCTCATCGAGGAAGGTGCCTCTGGTGCGGGTGCCGTCGGCCCCGTCGAATCCTTCAAGCTTGTCCTCAACGGCCAAGACCGCTTCAAGGAGCAAACCGGTAAGTACTTCAACCAAGTGCAAGCCTACAACCACCACTCTGGTTCCCCCATGCCCGGTATCTACTCGTATTCCTTCGCGCTCAAGCCCGAGGAACATCAACCCACGGGTACCTGCAACTTCTCGCGTATTGATAACGCCCAAGTTGCCATCAAGATTAAGGCTGGTATGGATACCGATGCCGCGACTTCGCTCAACATGTTCGCCACGAACTACAACGTCCTCCGCATCCAGAGCGGTATGGGCGGCCTCGCCTTCTCCAACTAATCGGTTGGTTTCGGTATATTAGTAAATTAAATCATAAATCATTTTTAAAATGCACTGTTAATGCTATTTAAAAACGAAA